ATGATAAAGGTTTTCCTTTAAGTTTTTCAATAGTTTTTTTTGAATTATTTTTACTTATATTACTTACAAGTTTAAAAATTGATGCTGCTGACATTATATAGTCCTTTGTGTGTTATAATTATATGTATTCTTTTCAACCATTCCCCCTGTTTTCATATTTACTATTCTATCGTAAACAACATGTTCTTTACCTCTAACTGATATTGTTCCAACAGGTTCTCCTAATTCTACAAAACCTTTCATTGTTGGTCTTAGTCTGGGTTCTGATTTAGACTCAGCATATCTTGATAAATTTACACCTTTAGGAAAATCAGCTTTTAATGCATAATAATGTTTACCTTTATTCTCAACAGAAACTAAAGTTGGAACTTCTTCAAAACCTTTTGGAGCATCTATCCATTTCCATCCTGCTTTCTTTTTAAATAAATTTGTTTTTATTTTTGTTGCTCCTTTAACATCAGGACTTCCAACAATATCAGCTTCAATAGGACTAGCTTTAAAATTTGGCTTTCCATCTTCACTAATAGATATAGTTGCATCTTTTAAATTTTTATTAGTTAAAGATTCTTTTGTTACAGGGTTTAAATATTTTCCTCCTTTTTCATATTCTACATCTTTTAAAAAAGGTTTAAAATCTTTACTTGTTCTATCTAACATTCTTTGAGGAACTGGAAAAACATTAATTCTTTCAGCTACAGATTCTAAACCTTCTTTAACAGGAGTAGTAGTTATCCCTCTAGTCGTAGGAATAGCTTTAGCTGATTGTAACTTTAATAAATTAAATAATCCTCTGGGTAACATAATTTTCTTTCACAGTTATTAATTTTATATTATATACTTAAAACTTCCAGTATGCAACCCTTTTTTTTCTTTCATAACCTTCTTCATAGTCAGGGTCATCTGGATGAACTAAGTTCCAAGATTCTTTCATATAGTGTATTGCCATAGTCATTGCGTCTACTTGGTCATCATGTCGTGCATTAGGAAACGTAATCATCTCACTGTACAATGAATCACTCCAGTCGTGTCCTTTTGGTAGCATTACTCTACCTGCTTCCATCATTGGTGTTGCTGCGTACACTCTGGCAGTCTTGTCCCTATCAGGGATATAGTCCAACACAGGTAGACCTGCCCTACGCATGTCTTGTATCAGAGATTGACCACTTGCCTTTTTCTCAATTATGCACACATCTGGCTGATGATACTCATACAGTTCTTGAGCCTTTGACCTTAATGTGGGATAGTCAAACCTACCACGTTCATTACCTAGTAATATAAGTTTTGACACCCAGTTCTCAGCTCCACGTGAATCTACTTCCATCTCTTCAAAGATACCCCACGTTTGAATGACACTATAGTCAGCAGTTGTTTTGGTGGAAAAGGCAGTGTCATATGTTTGAATAATATAACTACATGCAGGTGGTTCTTCATAGTCCCACCATTTAACCCATTTCTTTTTAATCAGACCTCCCTCATCAGGGACAGGATTTTGCATGTACAATGATTCCCAATAACGTGAACCATTACTTGCCTTTATTTCCTCTTCATCATTTTTCAATATTGAAGTAGGCTTCCACTCAGGAAAGTATGAAGAGCCTTCTGGGAGACCCAATAACTTACTTGACGATTCGTCTACCCAGGCAGGAATCTTTATTACTTCCCATTTGTTTTGTAATTCAACTTGTGATTCTTGTCGTAATAACCACCCACATAAATCGTCCTCATGATAACGTGTGTTGATAATGACAATTGAACCATTAGGCATGATACGTGTACGTAAACCTGAAGGGTACCATTCCTTTACATATCGTCTACCAGTTTCACTAAAGGAGTCCTCTTCAGACATTACGTCATCTAGTATGGCAATATGTGCACCACGACCTGCAATCTGACTTCTAACACCTGCTGCATAATATGTACCACCTTGATTTGTTTTCCATTTACCTGCTGCTCTTACGTCACTACGTAAAGTAACAGATGGAAAGACAGTGTTGAACAAATCATAATTAACCAAGTCTCGCACACTTCTACCAAAGTCTGAAGCCAGTTGGTCTGAGTGTGAGACAGTCAGTATCTCACTTTGTGGATGTTTACCTATGTACCACGCAGGAAATAACTTTGAACAGATTACTGACTTGGAAGAACGAGGAGGAAGAAAGACCATCAGTCTTTTTATTTCTCCACTTTCAACCTTTTGTAATCTATCAGCTATAACATGTATATGTCTACCCATTAACCAGTCAGGTACAAGGGTAGGTGCAAACATAGCTATAAAATGTAAAAAGCTGTCCTTAGATTGTTGTACTGCTCTTTGAAAGTATAACTCTCTTAACTTAATTAGATTACTATTTGTATTATTATCTTGCGACTGTATTAGGTCCATAATTTATCACTGGTGATTTATATTCTTTTGGTTTCACTCTTCGTGCAAAGTTTGAAGGTATAAGCCAAAAGGTGGTCCCCTTAATTATTTTTATTCCCATTCTTTTTCATTGTCCTTAATAATCTCTACAGGAACGTATGGCTTTGAAAAATATTTTTTATTATATTCATCAATACATTCTTTACAGATTGTTCCTATAGTTGCCATTACCATTATGTATAATAACCATGTAAATAAAAACATGATACAGCCATAATAAATAACTGACCAAAGTTTATTTATTAATGTTTTCCAGCTTGACAACATTCTCATAATGTTTAATCTCACGTTCAAGTTCTTCAGGAGACTTGTTTGTAATGTCTTGTTTAATTTCTTTACGTTCAATTAACATACCCATATGTTTACCTATAAACTCCATTGCTCTATTAGCATTGGTTAAATCATTTTCTGCCATACCTTGATTATAGACTTCTATAAACTTTTTAAGAACTTCATTGGCATCCAGTGCCATATGTTTAACTGCTTCTTGTCGTAAGTCATCAATACGTGCTCCTATACGTTCCTTCTTTAATAACTCATTGGCTGATGCACGAGTCTTTGCATCACTATCTAAATCTTTATAGCCTGCTGCACGATATGCCATTAATGTATCACCAGTGGATAAGAACTCCATACAAAACTTCTCCTGCATAGGTGACAGTCCACCTGGCAGTTTGTTTGTTGCAAAGCTATTGTACTTCTTTTGTGCCTTATCAAGCATTTTGTATTTTTCTTCTTTAGAAATCTTTTTCATATACTTAATCCTTTTTATGTTAGCTTCTAATACTCTGCGATAATATTCCCTTTTCATCTCTACCAAGTCTGAACCTGCTGCTCTATGCTTACGAGTCGCTGCAGTTTGTCTAATGAGAAGTTTAAGTTCTTCATCATTTAGATGTTGGTAAAGTAAATTACCTTTATATTCCATAATAAGTATTATACATGAAAAGATAAAATAAAAAAAGTTTTTATTAAGGGTTGACAAAATGAAAAAAGTATGATATAATCTATTCTAACTATAGGGGTTAAAGCATACCCCTAGTTAATCTTTTTAACTCAGTCCTGAGTCTATATATGTTCTATACAAGTTCATGACAAACCCCAAAATAGTTTTACTGGGACTCCCCACGTCAATATTTTGACACCAAATATGATTTGTCCATAATTTTTTGGGGGTACCCTTTTTATTCTACACGCATGCACCCCTGTTTTTTTTTGTCCCCCTTCCTTGATAATGGTTATTAGAATTATTCTAAATTAGTAACAATCCTTTTTTAATTGATAATGATTATTAATATCATTCTAAATAAACTTTGTTGTATTTTTGCAACAACCTTAGTTGATAATGATTATTAATATCATTCAAGTTAAGCTTTTTGATAATGATTATCAATCTCAACAAGTCTTTCACTGTCTTTTGATTGTCTTTATTGATAATGATAATCGTTATTAATTGGTACTAATTAGACATAGTAATTATTATTCATTCTATGAATGTTTAATAAAATCAATATATTAAATTAAAATGTAAAATAGTATTGACATATAACAAAAAAACTTTTTATGATATGTATCATTAAACAATTAAAATGTTTGTGTATAGTCTTTA